GGCTGGCTGATGCTACTCTGGTAAAGGCTCCAGCAAGGCTGGATCCTGGTACAGTTCAGTTTACCTGTTACCTCGATGATGTAGCCAGCGCGAGCAATCAATTTCAAACCATCAAAGGCTATCAAACGGGTAAGACAGCTATTACTATAGCAGTTACTCTGCCGGGGTCTATCGTCGACAATTTCCTCAGCTGGACAGGGTATATCTCGGAAACCAGTACGCCAGAACTGATAGCGGGTGATGACGCTCTTACTTACACTTTCACCCTGACTCAGAGTTCTTATTAAGGTTAAACCATGCCACTGGATAAAAAGACAATTGGCCAAAAGTCTCAGTCAAAAGTCACCCTGGTATCGATCCCAGAATGGGAAGAATCTGTCTATATCCGGCAGATGAATTCTAGAGAACGGGATCGATATGAGGGTGAGAGCCTCGAAGCCAAGGGACGGTTTTGGGATAACCTTCGAGCTCGGCTTTTGGTTGTTACGCTGTCCGATGCCGAAGGTAACAGGCTTTACCAGGATGATGAGCTGGAGGCTGTCGCTTCCATTCCAGGGCCTGTCGCGGACCTTCTCTGGTCTGCCGCAATGTCCTGGAACAAGATGTTCAAGGACGATGTTATCGCAACGGAAAAAAACTGAAATCCCGGCCATTGCGAAGAATCCTTTTCGCTCTGGCTGGGCATTTAGGTAGAACTGTTTCCGAGCTCGAAGAAGAGTTAAGCTCGGCAGAATTAACTGAATGGATTGCCCTGCTGTCGATCGAGCCATGGGGCCCATATCGGGATGACTATCTTTCCAGTGTTACTGCCTGGGCTTCATTGTCTCCATGGTCAAAGGAAATCAAACTGGCTGACCTGATTCCGAAATGGGGACAGCAGGAACAGGAATTACCGATAGAGCAGCAGATCGAGTTTATGAAATGTTTGGGAGGTAAGGTTCAAAATGGCAAACTACTCGATCGGTAAGATGGCGATCGCTCTGGGCTGGGGCGGCCAGGCAGCTGAATCAGGGCTGGCCAGGGCGAAGAAGGGACTGGAATCGACTGGAGCTGCTGCAAAAAGCTCTGGTGGGGTGTGGGAAGCCTTCACTTCGAAACTCAAAGGAATGGCTGATGTTAAGGCTACCTTTGACATTTTTTCCGGGCTGGTCTCCCGGATCCGATCCTGGACTCCTGGAATCATCGATCTCGGCTCCGAGCTGGAGCAACTCCAGATCCATGCAACTTATTTAGAAGGCAATTTTAAGAAAGGATCTGCATCTATCGCAGATCTGAGGGAAGAGGCGATAAAATCTGGAATCCCGTTGGAAACAATGTCGAAAGCCTTTTCCGATCTGGTCAGCTCTGGCCTGTCAGCCAGTGCGGTTAAAAATCTTCTGCATGATACTTCAGCTGCTGTCGCAGTGCTGGGAGGTGGAGCTGGTGGAGCTGAAAGGCTGAACGCAGCCTTCAGTTCTCTTTCCAGGGGAGTGCTGGCCAGCGAGGGAACACTGGAGAGCCTCCAGTCTGGAGGCCTGAAAGTGTTCGAAGCCTTGGCTGCTGAACTCACCAGGGTGACAGGCAGATCTTATACAGCCAGAGAAGCGATGAAATCCCTCCAGGAAGGAACTGTCCTGGCTGGTACGGCGGTGAAAGCGATCGCGGCAGCCTCCCAGACCCCTGAAGCTCAGGCTGCTGCTACCCGGTTCAAAAATTCCTATGCCGGCAAGCTGCTCGAACTGAAAGCCACTGCCAACGATATTTTCATGGAGATCGGGAAAAGCCTGATCGACAACCTAAAAATCACTGAAGCCCTGGCAGGATTCAAGGGGTTCCTTTCCGGGATCCGGGATATTGTCCTGGAGATCGGTAAAAACTTTTCCCTGATGGTCGATCCTCTCGAAAAATCTGGAGGGATCGAGGCCAGCTTCAAGGCTGCCAGAGATTTCAGTTATCAGTTTTCTGAATCCTTTGCCAAAGGAGCGGCTGCCTTCGAGTCAGCAATCAGGGCAGGGATAATTCAGCTGGAAGCCTTTCTGGAAAAGACTTCCGCAGCAGCGCAGCTGGGAGCCACTGGATTCAGCACAGGTGAGACCCAGAAAGTCTTCGAGGGTATCGACGCTGTTACCAAAATGAAGCTCAGGCCACTGGACCAAAGGCTTCAGGAAGCCAATCAGAAAATCGAGGGCTTTTTCGATAACCTGCGAAATAATGCAGCGAAGGCTGACCAGTTGGCGGCCAGTGAAAAGGCTGCTGCTGCTGCTCAGGCAGCGGCTGCTGCTGCCGGGATCGAGCTGGAAAAAACTGCCAAGGGAATCGAGGCAGCCTTGGAGCTTTCTGCTCGGAATATTAAAGAATGGACCCGAGACACCCTGGAATCTACAGCTACTCCGATTGAAGCTCTGAAGAAATCGTTCGAGCAGCTCGGCGAGCTGATGGGGCAGGCTGCCGAATCAGGTCTTGCACTATCTGAAAAAGAGCTGCAATCCTTCCAGATGGCGATCGCCCGCAAGGCAGGAAAAGCCCTGGCTGAATTCATTACAAGCGATGAGAATCCCGACTCCTACGGGGCCCAGGCTGCTGTTCGGGGTTCTGCTGCCGGGATCGAGTCAATTATCCGGAATCAGTTCGGACAGGAAGGGAAATCAGTTCAGGAGCGAATTCAGGAAGCCACTGTCCGGAACAGTATTCTGGCTCAAAAACAGGTTGAAATCCAAAAAGCAATGCTAGAAGCATTGCAGAGGATTCCAGCTCCTCCTGCTGTTCTGGCAATGCCGAAATAGGGGTTTTAATGGGATATCTTTACATAGTTGAAGATTTAGACACGTTTGCCAGCCAGGATCAGAGATATCAAAAACAATCTCGCAGAACCTGGAAAGTAAAGGTAGATCTCCCTACCTATGGGGCGATTTATGGAGCCTCTCACCCATTGCTTCCAAAAGTCTGGAGCAGACACCCTGAAGACAATTACCTGATCCTGGTCAAGCTGTCGAGCCAGAGGGATGGCGACGATCCGACTCTCTTTCATATCACTGGCGAATATACCTACTATGCAGATGCAATTTCTGTTTTTGGAAATCCCCAGATTGATCAACAACAGCAGGGACTGGATCCAAGCCTGAGAGTAGATAATCCTCTGTTCCGGCCTAATGATTATCAGGTCTCCACTGTCACCAGACCTTGGGCGACATTCAAGGCCTGGGATCTCACTACAGGGACCTACACAAAGTCAATCCTGAACAGTGCTGGAGACCCTTATCTCCCTCCTGTCGAGATTAATAAATCAGGCTGTACCATTGCGATCGGGTTGAATTCTCTCACAGCTCCTTCAGGATTTTGGCTGTCTGCTGTCGATTATGTTAATGCCAATAACATGATCATCGGACCCTATACCTTTGCAGTAGGACAGTTAAAACTGTCTTCAATTACTGCCAATCTGGTCTATGAAAACGGTATTTCTTATTGGAGGTGGGGAATCAATTTTGAATATCGTCCAACGTGGCAGCTCGATCTGATCGACCAGGGCAGAAGGCAGCTCTATACTTTTCCTCCTCGGGTTCCTGTCTTGGCTCCGATCTGCGATCCGATCACTGGGCAATCCGTTTCTCAGCCAGTGTTGCTCGATGGAAACGGAGTTCAACTGGCTCCCGGTGGAAATCCGGTTTATAACACTTTTCATATTTATCCCCGAATTGTTTTTCCTTCCCCGATGTAGGAGTTGGCATGCCGGGTTTCGCTATTGATTATGACGCAGCCAGCAGGCTTTCGAGCATGCTGAAGGCTTTCGAAGGCGGCCATTTATGGAACGCCAGACAAAAGATTCCGGGTCCTGATGGTCCGACAGCTCCTTCGATGGCCGTGGTCCAGGTGGGAGCCACTTCAACGAACAACACTTATCCTGGCATCACCTATATTTGGAATAATCAGACCTTAACCTGGTCAACAGGGGTTTCCTGCATAATCAGCGAGATCAACGGCTATCCTTTGGCTGTCGGGCAAAATTACCTTGGGAAACTGTCGGGATTCAATCAGGGAGCCAGCGGGATTTATTCCGACAATTACTTTCCCTTTTTCTGGGTCCAGGCTGGAGCCAGTTTTGTTTCCAGTGGATATTCCGGATCTGGTTCGGGATCAGGCTCTGGCTCGGGATCGATACCAAGGTCTGGCAGTATCGGCTCCGGGTCCGGATCGATTGGATCAGGCTCGGGCAGTATTGGCTCTGGCAGTATTTCCGGGAGCCTGAGATCGGGATCTGGGTCGATCGGTTCCGGATCAGGGTCTGGATCGATCCTGCTATCTGGATCTGGATCGGGATCGGTTTCACTATCTGGAAGCCTGAGATCGGGATCTTCCGGCAGTGTTCCCGGGTCTACAGGGTCTACAGGTTCCATCGGATCCGGAATTATTGCCATTAATGTGGTAACTGATGTTCAGATCTTAGGATCAGGAATTCAAGTTACAAAACAAACAATTTTCATTCCTGGTGGTATTCTGGGATCTACAACCAGTCAAAATATCGGTTGCTGTTCCAGTGGTTCCGGTGGTTCCTCGGGATCCGGGTCCGGATCGATCATAATCAGCTAAAGGTGAATATGTCTCGATTAAAATTCGTTCAACCTCTGAAACCATTGCTCCAGGATCCTATTCCAGCTCCCGAGGATCCGAATCGGCCAGGCGATTGGGCTCACCATGCCGATACCAGAAACCTTCATTATCAAGCCCTGAATTACCTTCGAGGGGAATCCTTCGAGCCTCCTGTATCAGTAGGGGATGGAATCGTCTATGTAGGCGGCGGAGTCTACTGGCCTGGAATTGTGGTAGGAATCAGGATGCTGAGGCAGCAGGGTTGCCAGCTCCCTGTCCAGGTCTGGTATCGAGAATCTTGTGAAAAGGTTCTGCCGGAACAGGTGGCAAGCCTCGGACCGATCGAGCTGATCAATATCGAAGCCCATGGAAAAAGGACGGGAGCCCGGATCATCAGGGGCTGGGAGGCCAAGCTCTACGCCTTGGCTTACTGCGGATATCGGCGAGTCATTTTTCTTGATGCCGATGCTTATGTGGTCGATAAGGTCGAGCCATTGTTTCAGGAACTTCAAAAAGGTGATTTCTGTTTCTGGAGTGATCTTCCGGGAAACTACAATACCCTGCAATGGTCAAAAGTTTGGGAAGAGGGTGAAAACGGGGTTCCTGCTGTTCAGGGTGGCCAGCTGGTGATCGATCGTTCCAAGGCCTGGAAACTGATCCTCCTGGCTCACTGGATGTGTCAGCATTCCGATTTTTATTTTGTTCACATGTTCGGTGATCAGGACTGCTGGAGAGTTATTCTCTCAGTTCTGGCAGGAGAGATCAGCTGGCATTGCCTTGGGCCAGCTGCCTGGACAGCAACGGCTTTTGTCCTTTCAACCAGCGATCAGGTTCCCAGGATTGTCCATCGATGCCAGGGGAAACTGTTTAGGATCGAGGATATCCCCGATCGGCAGCAAATGTACACCAATCCCCAATATTGTTTGCCAAAGGAAGAAGAAGTTTTTTGGCATTTATCGCAAGTGTTGAGTAATGAAGAAAAGTCGCCAGAAGAAACTTTTGAGCTGATTTACCAAAAACAGCTTTGGGGGAAGGGATCGGGAGCTGGAAGCCTGCCGGCAGAGGCCAGACCTTTTGTCAGCCTGGTCAATTTCCTGCTTCATTGGAAACCTGAAATAAAAAGAATCGTTGATCTCGGCTGTGGGGATGGATCGGTAGGAAAAGAGATCGAGATCGAAGATTATGTTGGGGTGGATTGCTGTACCAGCATTGTCAAAAAATTGGGAATAGAGGCTACAGATACTCACAGGATCTATTTTGCTGCCGATCTGAATCTGGATAGAAACCTCCTGCCGGCAGGAGACCTGGCAATCCTGAAAGATGTTCTTCATCATTGGCCAAGCAATCTTGTTCTGGACTGGCTGGATTGGGCGCGGTCGTGCGGAAAATGGAAATATCTCTTGCTGGTTTACGATCGTGACCAACGTTCCGATCTGGCCGATTGTCACCTGGGAGGATATCGAGCTCTGTCCCTCGAACGATACCCTTTAAACCTTTTCGAGCTGATCCCTGTTTCAGAGTACCTCCACAAAGAAGTAACGTTTCTGAAAATATCGTGACCCTGCGAAAGTAAAATCAAAGGGAAACTGGAGGCGATCTATGGAATGGCTACAAGTGGTGAAAGATCTGGGAATACCTGTTGCCTTACTGGTCGCTATCGGCTGGGGTCTCTGGTCAGGTGGGGTCTGGTTTGGAACAAAGGTTATCCTTCCTCTTCAGGAAAGGCATTTCCTTTTTCTTTCGAAACTGGAATCGGCGATCAATCAAATCACGGAATACCAGATCCACCTGTCTTCCGAGCTGGAACGATTGAATAAATTAGGCTGCGGAAAAGGTTTCGCGGCAAATCAGCTCCAGGAGCTCGGGCTTGTCAGTTCGGGAAAATCTTCAAAGAACTTAAAAAGAACTCAGCAGGAGACATAATGGAAAATCTGTTTAAACTGATATTGGCTGCACTGGGAGCGGGATCGCCAGTTCTTGATATTGATCTCCCCAAGCAGATTTCGGGAGACCCGGGAGAACCAATCGTTATTCAGGCTAAGTCAATTAATGCTGCTGTAAAATGGTTCCCTCTCGATCAGGGAATCAAGCTGATTCCAGATCAGCACTTGAGAGACACCAGGACAGCTATTGCAATCTGTAAGCAGCCTGGATCCTATCGGATCATGTGCTATTCCAGCAAAAACAATATCCCAACAGATCCAGCGATCACGACTCTGGTAGTTGGTTGTGGGCCGACTCCTCCGGGCCCTGTCCCTCCCGGACCTGCTCCAACTCCTGCTCCCATAGCAGGGGAGGGCTTCAGAGCTCTGATCCTTTACGACACTAAAAATCTGTCACAGCTTCCCACAGCTCAGCAGGATATCCTGTTCTCTGCTGATATCAGGACTTACCTGAATACCAAGGCGGCTAAGGGACCCTCTGGCCTTCCAGATTGGAGAATATGGGACGCTGGGATCGATGCCAGCAATGATTCCAAGGCCTTCCAGGATGCCCTGAAATTGCCTAGATCTCAATTGCCCTGGATCATTATCAGCGACGGAAAAACGGGCTTTTCCGGGCCTTTACCAGCGACAGCAGAGGAAGCCTTGAAACTGCTCCAGAAATACGGGGCATGATATGCCAGACGATTGCTGCCTTGTTTTGATGATTATCCTGGCGGTTGCTGCTGCTTTTGTTTTGGACTACTTTTTTCCGGCTAAAGATGATTGAAACACTGCATACACCAGACTGGTATGTAACAGCCTTTTCCTTAATTTGTTTTTGGTTAATTGCTGTTTTCGCAGAAATAATAAATGGGAGGTGGAATGAATAATTTTTACCCTGGCGAAATTTTCATCACTGATGATAATTTTGCAGAACATATAGATACTGTGATCGATGGCGAGCTTAAATCGAAAGGGTGCAAGCCTCGGGATTTCTCGACTCATCCGGTTGGATATTCTTCCTCGATGAAAGCTCTTCCCGAACTGAAACTGATTCCAAGATCAGAATGGAAAGATCGCATCCGAGCCATGGAAGCCAATCGCTCCAGGCTGTCCGATATCAGGATGTGTGGCAACAATGGCCAGATAATTCCCAGCCTCGACCAAAACGGGAAAGGCTATTGCTGGGCCCACAGTTCTACGGCTGCTGTCATGATGGTCAGGGCAGTCAATGGTGAACCTTATGTTCCATTGAGTGCCTACGCTGTTGCTTGCATGGAAAAGAATTTCCGCGATGAGGGAGGCTGGGGAGCTGAATCGCTGGAATTCATCTCTACCAGAGGAGTACCTTCGAGCCAGTTTTGGCCCATGCAGTCAATGAATCGGGCCAACGATAATCCCTTAACCTGGGAGAATGCGGCCAAACATAAAACTACTTTTGGCTGGTGGGATCTCGATATCCCACAGTATAAACAGAAACTGACATTTGATCAAGTCATGACTCTGTTATTCTGTCGGATTCCTGTCGTTGCTGATCTTTCCTGGTGGGGGCACAGTGTTCTGTTCCTCGATCCAGTTGAAAAAGATGGTCAGTGGGGAGTCAGATTCCTGAATAGCTGGGGTGATGACTACGGCTATAAAGGCATGTCAATTTTGTTGGGATCGAGGGCGATCCCTGATTCCGCTGTTGCTCCTGGTGTGGTGGTTCCAAGTCTTGTTTAAAAGGAAAAGAAAAATGGACGCAAATCAGATTATCAGTTTAATTAATGCCTGTTTTCAGAAACTGTCTCCCTATCTGGGAGCCCAGGTTGTCGCCGAGCTGAAAAGCCTGTCGAATGGAATTCTTCCCAGTTTGATCAAAAAATGGATTCCGGCTGGTCTGGCTCCCCAGAAGATTATCGACTCCCTTTTCCAGGAACTCGAGACCCTCCTGGCTGGCAGTCCTTTCGCGGTGTTCACCCTACAGACTGCTAACATGATCCTTGATCAGCTCCTCCCGGAGATCCTCGCGGCGGTACTTACTGCTGTTGCTGCTCCTGTCAGGACTGGAGCAATCACTGTCAGCTTTTTCCCCGAGGAGAACTGATGGAAAGAATGTACTTGCAGGTGCTCCTGGAATATGTCCGGGGGCAGAGAACCTGGGACTATAATTGTCTCGACGGAGCCTTGGAAATTTCTCGGCATGGAGTCTCGGTGGCGATTCCAGGAGCTGTGCCAACTCCCCGAGCTGGTGGAGCTCCCGAGGATCCAGCTCCACTCAAAACGATCGTAGCGGAAAGCCTCGAGGCTGCAATCGAAGAACTCTCGATTGCTTCAATCCCTTCCAAGGTCCGTTGGCCTATCCTGGTGGAATGGGCTCTCGGGATCGTCAATCATCAGGTTTCGGAAATGGTCCGAGAAAAAACAAAAAGAAAGGATTCAAATGCTAATCAGAATTTTGTCGATCCTGTCCCTGTTCCTGTTGTCCAGCCAGGTTGACGCTGGCTGGCGGTCTGCTCGGGCTTCGAGTTGTCCTGGTGGGAGCTGTGCTGCTCCAGCCTGCTCCGATGGCTCCTGCTCGATCCCTGCCAGCGGGATTTATCAGCCAGCTTCCTATCCTGTTCAGCAGCCTATCCAGCCTGTCCAGGTGCTGCCGGCACCCTGGCCAGCCACAGCTCTTGTGATTGTTACGGGTCCAGTGATCCAGGCTCAGTCGATCTGGTCCAACGGGAAATGTAGTCGATAACAAAAAAATGAACTTGTAAGGATTTCTTACAAGTTCATTTTTTCAACTGTCAAGGAATCTCTGACGGTTGCCAACGTCAATAGTCTTTTAAGAAAATCTTTTTTTAAAATTACCCTTTTACCCTTTTAAGGTCGATTTACTTCGATTTCATTGGACTTAGGTTTAAAATACTTTAACATGTCGTTTATAATCAAATAACGTAAGGTATTGATATATATAGGGTTATAGACTGCCTGACGAATTTGCAGATACGGTTCGGGACCAAGAGTTCGTAGGTTCAAATCCTCTCGCTCCGATCAGCTGAAACCACTGCAAAACCAGAGATATCCTCTCTGGTTTCTTTTTTTTGTCCGGGACCCCTATAAAAGGGTAAGTTACCCTTTTGGGAAACAAAAGACCATTTTGCGCAAGTGCGCAATATGATCCTCACTAACCTACAGTATTCAAAGTATTTGTTTGGAGAATTCACATGAGCCCCCGAAGGAAGCCGGGATCTGGCTGGGTTCCGAAACTTACCTGGCACAAGGGCCCAGATGGGAGGTTCCGTGGCAGGGTAAGAATCAATGGGGTCGATCACTACCTGGGGGACCGGGAAGATCCGGAGACCATCGATAAATATAAGCAGAAGATAGCCGAGTGGTTGGGGAATGATCGAACGGTCAGCCCAGAACAGCCAGGGCAGGTGACAGTAGCGGAGCTACTGGCGGCCTTCCTTCGACACGCGGAAACTTACTATGTCAAAAAAGGAATACCTACCAGCGAGGTATACTGTTTTAGAAAGATTATCTCGATCCTGATCGACTCTCCCTATTCTGATCGGCTGGCAGGATTGATCGGAGCTGCCGAGCTCCGAGGGATCCGGGAGCTGTTCCTTCAACAGACCTATCGATCAGGGAAGCAACTGAAAAGGTGGACCAGGGGAAACGTGAATGAACAGGTAAACAGAGTCAGGAGGATCTGGAGCTGGGGCCATACCCATCTGGGAATCCCTCTCGCAGCTCTGCAATCCCAACGAGAGGTCCGAGGCCTGGCAAGGACCAGGACGTCAGCTCCTGAAGGGAAAAAAATTCCACCAGTCAGCCGGGAGCAGATCGAGAGGACTTTGCCCTGGCTGCCGGCAGGCTGCCTCCGGGAGCTGATCCTGGTCCATTCCCTGCTGGGCTGCCGGATGGATGAGATCTGTTGCATGAGAATCAATGATCTAGATCGATCCGGGCCGGTCTGGAAATATTCTCCGCAGGAATACAAGACTCAACACATTGATAAACCGATTGAATCCCATTACTGGATCGGACCTCGGGCTCAGGCTATCTTGGCTCCGTTGCTCGAAGGGAAAAAGGAATCTGACTGGGTATTCCCTTTGATCCGAAAGGGAGTGGGGAGAGGCTGCTACAACAGGTCCAGCTACCTTCATGCTGTGGTCAGATCCATAAAAGAAGCCAACAGGCGGACCCCTTCCAATCCGATCGAGCCATGGTCTCCCCGCCAGATCCGACACTTACGATTGACTGAGATTAAGCTGGCTGTCCACCAGCTTGGGAAGGACGGGCAAGAGGCAGCTCAGGCTGTAGCTGGTCATGCTGATAAATCAACAACCGCCATTTATGCCGAGCTGTCGGACCTTGCTCGGGAAACCCAACAGCAGCTTGGGTAAAACTGGCAAACTGGCCTGCACCTGTTACCTAAACACATGTACACTATATCCCGGTTTGTTTTTGAAGGATTTTGGAAGGAGTGCGCTGATGAGCAGCTGGGAAGAATTGGTTGGAATCGTCAAAAAAACCTGTTTTGAAATGTTCGGTGAAGAACCTGTTCAATTGTCCATCAAGACTAAAAAGGGGTCAATTATTGACCTTCCTTTACCAGTTCAGGAAATGCGGAAAGAATCGCCTTGGCACAGCGAAAACTTCCGGCAGATAGTTTGGCCAGGGATAGGGAATTTTTACCTGACACCAAAACAGGCATTAATCATCAAAGCTCTCTGGAGGGTAAAAGGGGTGGGAGCCGGAGAGATTTCAGGGAATGATCTTCTTCGAGTGGCTGAATCCGATACCGTTCGACTCAGTGACCTATGGAAAGGATCTCCAGCCTGGAGGCGGTTGATTCTCTCTACCAGGCGAGGGCTTTATCATCTTCCTGGCGATATTCGAACAAACTGAAATGAACGAAGCCGGAACCTGATTCCGGCTTTTTTGTCCCTCTCCATTTTCCAATCATCCTCCCGGCGATCTCTTCCCTTTCACTTTTTTAAACTCCAGTTACCTAATCGAAACTGGAGTAAACAAATGATCAAATTTAAAAACGAGCGGCTTTATGAGGTCGTGGAAGTAGCCAGGCTGTTAGCTGTTACTCCCCAACATGTTTACCAGCTTTGCACCAAAGGAAGGTTGGGAAGGCGAATCGGCGGCGATGGAAGGATCAGAATCGGAGAATCCGATCTGGAACAATTTTTCGGCGAGAGCAGAAAAGGGAATAAACCCACTGGAAACAGCAGGAAAGAAAGCCACAGGAAAGCGGTTGAGGAATTAAAAAAAAAGGGGCTCTAATTGCCCTACTTTTCACCTGGCGGGGGCCAGTAACCTTTCGACTCAAGGTATTCCCTGATGGCAATGATGATCTCGGTTGTCCTTCGAGAGTCAATGGATTCCACATAAGAATCGAGAGCCTGACAAATTCGAGCTGGTAAACGAAGCCCGATTTGTGGGTGAAGGTGGCGATCAGAATTTTGCTTTTTCTTTCCCATAACCAACAACATAGCACATAACTCCACAAAAAGAAATGAAAAGCTACTTTAATTATAACATCATATCAATAAATAGCAAAACCGGGTTTATTTTTATTTTTTGGTAAATTTTGGTTGACAGTGGATATCCACTGGTTATATTACATTCAGACAGCAACAAAAACAACCTCTTCAGGAGACATATTCCGTCTTCCCTCCCGGGGTTTTACCAACAGGTGGATTGGTTACCCACCGACAACAATGAGGCACTGGGAGGGGACAGCAGCCGGGAGGGAGTTCGCTTCCTCCCGGTTTTTTAAGGAGAAATTTATGAGTGAAAAGAAATGTAAAAATTGCATTTATTACAACCGAATAGAAGATGAAGGGTATAACGGAGAAGGAACTTGTCATCGTATGCCTCCAGTATTCGTCGTTTCGAACCTTTATTTAAAACACAAAATGGTTCCGGATTCAATGTTTCCAGTAACTGCAGAAGATTCATTTTGCGGTGAATACCAGGAAAAAGAGAAACAGGTTCAAAAAAAATTAAAACGAAATCGCGCGATAGAAATTGTGGCGATTATTAAGCAAAAATTAACAAACGGAATCCGGCCTATCAGGGATGAAATAGCGAAAGAAGCTAATTGCTCACAAAGAATAGTTTCAGAACACTGGGCATGGAAAGCCTACAAAAACGGCTTTTTTGATTATTTAAAGAAAGGAAAATAAAAATGGGTTTTAGGGTTTGTGATTTATGCGAGTTTCCTTTTATTTCATTCGGTTCTAACAAATGTTCTTCCTGCGAGCTGGAAGAACAACAGGAAAAGGAGTTAAAAAATGCAAGAAAATTGGAAGATAAAAAGGTTGATTCCGTTTCAGGCGGGAGCCCTGAAAACCTGCAAGAGCTGCCAAAAAAGGCAGACGAAAAATAAATCGGGATCCTGTTACTGGTGCGAGAAAATCGAGGAGCAGCAATG